ATTTTAAGGTTTCAACAGTGTATTATCAGGTTGAAAACGGTCATGATCGTGATGGATTGGGTTCAGAAGAGAATTATTTCTGGAAAACAGCAAAAGAACGCAATGAAGTCGAAGAAAAGGAGGAAAGAAAACCGTTTGAACCAATTACAGGTAACGTTGAAATCAATATTGAACCAGAATTAGGATGAAACACGTAAAAAATGCACATATGGGCACTCATTTACACGTTGAAGTGTATAATGTGCCCTTTGAAAAGTTAAATGACAAGGAAAAAATCGAACAAGTATGCGTTGATGCCTGTAAAATTGAAGGATTACAGATTTTGAACACTTATTCGCACCAATTTGAACCTCAAGGGGTGACTTGTACCATAACTTTGGGTGAAAGTCACCTTTCTTGCCATACTTGGCCAGAAAAAAGTTGTGTTGCGTTCGATATTTTTACTTGCGGATCAAAAAATCCACGTTGTGTTGCCTTTTGGGTACTTGAATACTTTGATACAGATGATTATGTGATGAATGATTATGCGAGATAGGGTATAAATAAATCTAAAAGCATTAATAATGGCGATTCTACGCAAATCAAGAGCATTTAAGGATATTAGTCTGTCTTTTTCACCACATCCAGTGACAAAAGACCTTCCTGTGCTTACGAATGAGCGAGCAATCTCAAGATCAGTGAGGAATTTAGTCGAAACGATACCATCAGAGAGGTTTTTTAACTCACTTATAGGAACTGATGTGCGTGGTTCTCTTTTTGAACTCTTTACAACTGAAACTGTAACGATTATTGAAGATCAGGTTCAAACTACAATTGCCAACTTTGAACCAAGAGTTGAAAATGTGAGTGTCCAAGTTGATGCACAATATGATAACAATGAACTTAACGTTACAGTGTTTTTCGATATTGTAGGACTTGAAGTTCCAACTCAGTCATTTACCTTTATATTAGAACCAACGAGATAATATGCCCTTTACACAGTTTACAAATCTAGACTTTGATCAAATCAAAGTACAAATCAAAGATTTTCTTCGAGCAAACACTACTTTTAGTGATTTTGATTTTGAGGGTTCAAACTTCTCTGTTCTAATTGATACGTTAGCATATAATACCTATATTAACGCATTTAATGCAAATTTAGTTGCGAATGAGGCATTTTTAGATTCTGCAACAATTCGTGAAAATGTAGTATCGCTTGCAAGAAATATTGGTTATGTACCCCGTTCAAAAACCGCTGCAATCGCTCAAATAAAGATTAGTGATGTAAATCTAGGGGCGACAAATAGTAGCACTCCACGCTTCTTAACGCTACGTTCAGGTCTTGTATGTGTTGGTAGTTCTGAAAATACAACATATCGTTTTTCAATTCCAGATGAGATTACTTCAACAAGAGTTAGAGATGTAAATGGGGTGTCATTTGCTCAATTTGATGATGCGATAGACATATATGAAGGAACTTTACTTCAAAGAGTATTTTTAGTTGATACTTCAACAGATCAGAGGTTTATAATTGACAGTCCTAACATTGACAGTTCAACATTAAGGGTATTTGTAAAAGGAACAAACGATGTTGGACTTGGTAGAAAGTATTCAATGGTTGATAACATATTAAACATTAATAAAAACTCAGAAATTTATCTTGCACAAGAAGTTCAAGATGAAAAATATGAAATATTATTTGGTGACGGTTTATTTGGTAAGAAGTTAGAAAGTAATTCAATAATCACAGCAAGATATATTGTAACTGATGGGGAAACAGGTAATGGTCCTTCTAATTTTAGTTTTCAAGGATCTTTTACAAAAAGTGACGATACACTGTTTACACCCTCTGAAAATATTACAATAACCACTGTTTCAAACGCTTCTAACGGTGCTGAAGTTGAAGATGTGTCTTCTATTAAATATTTTGCTCCAAGACTTTACTCAGCACAATATAGAGCAGTTACACCAAGAGATTATGAAGCAATAATTCAGAATATTTTCCCTAAAACTGAGTCGGTTGCAGTCGTTGGTGGAGAGGAATTAGATCCACCAAAATTCGGACAAGTTCAAATAAGTATTAAACCCAAAAACGGAACATATGTGTCGGATTTTGATAAAACTCAGATAAAAAATAAATTAAAAAACTACGCTATCGCTGGTATTAATGCTGAAATAGTTGATCTAAAAATACTATATGTGGAGTTAAATTCTACAATCTATTATAACCCCACACAGGTTGCTTCCCCTACAAATCTAAGAACTTCTATTGTTTCATCTCTAGACAGTTATGCAAACAATATTGAAATTAATAAATTTGGTGGAAGATTTAAATATAGCAAAATAAACACTCTTATTGATCGTGTAGATAATGGTATTACATCAAATATAACAAAAGTTATTATTAGAAGAGATCTAAAGGCACTTTTAAATCAATTTGCTCAATATGAATTATGTTTTGGTAATCGTTTCAATATAAATCCTGCTGGTTTTAATATTAAGAGTACTGGATTTACAATTTCTGGATCAACCGAAACCGCTTTTCTAACTGACGTTCCAAATAAAGACGCTGCTGGAAATCTTGATGGAACTATGAAGGGAACTTTAAGTGTCGTTTTTAAAAATCAAAAAGGTAATCAACAAATTCTTATCAAAGATGCTGGTATAGTTGATTATAAAAAAGGTGAAGTCATTTTAAATACAATTAACATAACTTCTACAGCAACTCAAAATAATATAATTGAAGTTCAAGCATTTCCAGAATCAAATGATGTAGTAGGATTAAAAGACTTATATTTGAGTTTTGACGTTTCAAAAAGCACGATAAATATGTTTAAGGATGTAATTGCTTCAGGTGAAGATGTTTCAGGTATTGTATTCACGAGAGATTATTATGCCTCTAGTTACTCGAACGGAGATTTAGAGAGGAAATAATTTATGTCACAAATTGACAAAAGAATAAAAGTCAATACGATTATTGAAAATCAGTTGCCACAGTTCTTATTGGCAGATTTTCCTAATGCTGTAGAATTTTTTAAACAATATTACATTTCACAAGAATTTCAGGGTGGTCCTAGTGATCTTATAACAAATTTTGATCAATATTTAAAATCTGATAATTTAGTCCCTGAAGTTGTTACAGGATCCACAAGTATTTCATCAGATGTCTTATCAGATGATAAAGTAATTTCAGTTTCAAGCACTAAAGGTTTTCCATCCGAATATGGTCTTTTAAAAATAGATGACGAAATTATATCATACACAGGAATTACACCCACAGCTTTTACAGGATGTATTCGTGGTTTTAGTGGAATTTCTGGATATAACGTTGGTATATCATCCTCTTTACTTGAAATAAATCGTGAAAGTTTGGTTTTTGAAGATACAACTGCATCTTCGCATAATTCTGGTAGCACGGTCACTAATTTATCAGTTTTATTTTTACAAGAATTCTATAAAAAACTTAAAAAAACATTTTTACCAGGTTTAGAGGATAATGATTTTGATACTGATTTAGATGTCGGTAATTTTGTTAAATTCGCACGTTCTTTCTATCAATCAAAAGGTATTGAAGAATCAGTAAGAATATTATTTAAAGTATTATATGGTGTTGATACTAAAATTCTTGATCTTGAAGGAAATTTAATTAAACCGTCAGATGCTGAATTTATACGTAGAGAGGTAATTGTCGCTGATTTAATATCATCCACAGGAGACCCACAAAACTTAGTTGGACAAACAATATTCAAATCAACAGATACATCAACAAGTGCCTCAGTATCAGAAGTTGAAATTTTAAAAAGAGATCAAAAAGCATATTATAAAATCTCATTATTTGTTGGTTTTAGTGATCGTGACTTAATAGAAGGAGTTTTTACAGTACCAGGTAAAACAAAGGTTTTAAACGATGTTTCAATTGGTGGTGATATTATATCAGTTGACTCAACAGTTGGATTTGGTGCAACAGGAACTATAATAAGTGGGCAAAACAATATTGATTATACTTCCAAAACAATAAATCAATTCTTTGGATGTACAGGGGTTAATTTAAAAATAAACACTGCAGATGATATTAGATCGAATGAAACTATTTTTGGATATGAAAACGGTGATTTATCTAAAAGAATAGATCTAAGAATAACTGGAGTTCTTTCTGAGTTAGTTACATTATCAGATGTTAGTTTAGTAAATGAGGGAGAAAACATTTTTGTTAAAAATGTTGGGGAAAAAATTAAAAATGATAATTCATCTTACAAAGAAATATTTGCAAATTCTTGGAAATATAATACATCACCAAGAATACAAGTTGACATAGATGGAACAACATATACTTTTAGAGCATCCATTGATAAATCTAATTTAAAAGTAGGAGATACATTTAGTATTCTAAAAAGAAATGAACAGGTAATTGAAGGAACTGGAACAGTTGATAGTATAGACACAAATAATAATCAAATTACAGTTGACAATATTGTTGGGTTTACAACAGATGCTAATCAATTATATGATATAAGAAGAGTATTTCAAACTGCAACAAGTAGTGGAGTAGAAATTGAACAAGGAAATAATGTATTAATATCTGATGTATTGAACGTATACACTGATGGAGATACTGACGGGTATGTTGCTTCCAATTCACTTCCGAATTATGATATAACGATTGATACAATAAAAGAAACTACTAGTGGTCAGAGTTTAGATGGGAAAGATGTTTTAACAGACAAATATAGTTTTATTCAATTTTTCCCACCATCAAATCAGAATATAAAGTTTATACAAGGAGATGCAGTAATTTATAGTCCTGCAACAGAAGTTTTATCAGGTTTAGAGTCGGGAAGAACTTACTATGTCGATCCTATCATCCCTCCTGTAGGATCTCAAATATCAAAGGTAGCATTATATCAATCACGTAGTCAAATTGGCACAGCAAGCACTGTGCAGATAGATCTTGGAACTACAAATACACAGGATCATACCTTTATTTTGCAATCACACGCAGATAGAAAATTACAACCAGATAAAATTTTAAGAAGAATACCATTATCACAAAATTTATCCATATCTTCAAAACATGAAAAACCAATTAATGACATTGGAATACTTAGAGATGGAGTTCAAATTGGATCACCAATATCGGATGACATAATCTATTATGGTAATATAGAGTCAATTGATGTTTTAAATGGTGGTAAAGATTATGATGTTGTTAATCCACCTTCAATAAGTGTTGAAAAATCCAGTGGAACAACTGCATTAGTTCAACCTGTTATTGAAGGATCTGTTAAAGAAGTTTTTGTTGATCCACAAAATTTTGATATTGAGTCTGTTAAAAATATATCCGTAACAGGAGGTAATGGAACAGGATGTATTTTACAACCTGTGATTGGAATTAGAAATAGATTTGTAGAGTTTGATAGTAGAGATATCTTTTTTAATGGTGGAATTGATATTAATAATGAAACTATTACATTTAAAACAGATCATAATCTAGAAAATGGACAATTAGTTTATTATGGTTCAAATGGTAATCCACCCATAGGCATAGGATCTGCATATGATATTAATAATTTTATTACAGGTTCACTGTCTGATGGCGATCCATACTTTGTTAGAGTTGTAAATCCATCAACAGTAAGAATATTTAATAAAAAAGAGGATGCTTTAAGTGGTATAGCGGGTATTAATACCGTTGGTTTATCTACAGATACTGGAGCAAGTGGAATACATCGTTTTAGAACTGAAAATAAAACTACACTTATATCCGTGAAAGTTATAAACGAAGGATCAGGTTATACAAATCGTAAACTAAGAGTTCTTCCAACAGGAATTTCTACATCTTACGATACAATTAATTTTAATAATCATGGTTTTTCAAGTGGCGAAATAGTAGAATATTCATCTGATGGTATAATTCAAGGGTTGAGTACAACAACGTCTTATATTGTTAAAAAAATTGATGATAATTCATTCAAACTTGCAAATGCAGGTATTGGTGGCACATCTACAGTAGATTATGATAGGGAAAAATATGTCAATTTAAATTCAACAGGAACAGGACATCAGATATTTCAATATCCTGAAATTAAAGTTAATATTGAGGTATCTTTTGGATCGACAGTTACTGGAACTTTCAATTTAACTCCTGTTGTCAAGGGTGAAATAACCGATTGTTATCTATATCAAAGTGGAACTAATTATGGGTCTACTATCTTAAATCATCAGGTGAAACCTGATGTTACCATACTTAATGGTAAAAACGCTGAACTCAAACCAATTATTGTCAATGGAAGAATTATTGATGTGGTAGTTGTGGGTAGAGGAGAAGGTTATTTTTCTGCTCCTGATTTAGTGGTTGAGGACTCTGGAACAGGGTCAGGAGCGACTGTAAGACCTGTGGTGGAAAATGGTCAGATTATTAGTGCTGTTGTTATTAACTCTGGTCTAGGTTATAATGCATCAACCACAGAAGTTAATATAATACCTAGAGGTTCTAACGGAGTAATTGAAGCAAGAGTTAGAGGTTTAAATTTAAATAAAAAGGAAAGATTTGGTGATGATAATTTAATACCAAGAAAAAATTCCTTTGGTTTTAGTGTTCTTGGATATTCTCAAAAATTAGCTAAAACTTTAGAAGATAGTTTTACTGAAAAACCAAATGATGATTTTAATCAAATTACAAGTCACTCTCCAATAATCGGATGGGCATATGATGGCAATCCAATATATGGTCCATTTGGGTATTCTGACCCAGATAATATAAGTTCTGATTTAAAAATATTAACTCCCTCATATAAACTTGATATTTCAAAGGTTGAAAACAGACCAACTGGATTTAAGGAAGGATTTTTTGTAAATGATTTTGTATATGATGGATCAGGTGATTTAGATATCCATAACGGAAGATTTTGTAAAACACCTCAATTTCCAAATGGCATCTATGCATATTTTGCAACTGTAGAACTTTTAAACAATAAATTGGAAGGTAAATATCCATATTTTCTAGGAAAAACTTACAGATCTCCTTTAATAAATGATAATCTAGTTTTAGATCATAATTTTGATTTTAATAATTCTAATTTGTTAAGAAATACATTACCATATCTTGTTGATGAAGAATTTGGTGATAATGATTTCATTATTGAGTCAAATGAAACAATTAGACAAACCACAAAAATTGAATCTGTCACAAAAGGTGATATTGATAATGTAACTGTTCTAGATGGTGGAGAGGGTTATAAAATAGGTGATTTAACGGTTTTTGATGACACAGATACAAACGGATCTGGATTTAGTGCTAAAGTAGATGAAATTGTGGGTATCGGTGTTTCTAGAATAGATACAACTTTAGAAAAATTTGAAGATGCGGTATTTACTTGGAAAGATAATAATAATGTTACAGCAAACGTTTTACCTTTTTACGAATTAAATGATGAAACTTCCATATCAGTTTCTGGATTAAGCACAAGTATAGTTAATCTAACAGGATCATTTAAGATTGGAATTTCTACTGATACCATAGGTTTAGCAAAAACTATGGCGGTTGGAAATGTTTTAGGAGTTATTGAAGATATTTACGTTACAGATATCCCAAATACAGTTTCAGTAGGGGGATCTCTAAGAGTTGGATCTGAAATTGTAAGAGTGTTAAATGTTTATGATGTAAGAAAAGTTATTAGAGTACAGAGAAATGAGGCAGGATCGATTGGTATCGCTCATACTTTAGGGTCAAAAATTGATGTACTGAATAATCAAATTAATATTCCTGTAAAAACTAAGAAATTTGAGTCTAAAACAAATGATTTAGTATATTTTAACGGTCCTCAATCAGTAGGTGTTGGTACAACACCTGGTAGTGCAACTAGCGTAAAATACATTGTTGGAGAGATAGTTCAAGATTTATCAATACCTACTAGAACTATACATCTACCTAAACATCCATTTAAGACTGGACAAAAGGTCACTTTATTTAAAAAAGACGGAGCGAATAGATTTGATGTTGGAAGGACACCTAATGTTGCTGAATTTAAGGTTCCACACGTTGGACAAAATTCTCTTGATGTCTATATTATAAACAAAGGTGAAGATTATGTTGGTATTCTTACCACAAAAGTTGGTATTGGAAGCACAAGTGAAGGATTATATTTCTATTCAAAAGGATCAAATTCTGGCATTTCATCGGGTTTATATTATTTTTCATCTAATCATGAACAAGTTATTGGAGATATTAATAAGGTAACAACAACTGTATTAACTAACGTATCTGCTGCAAATACTACAACACACAATCTTCAAGAAGGTGATATTGTTAAAATGAATGTAGTTCCTAACCTATCAGTCGGTATTGGAACAACAACACCTATTTCTATAAATTATAATTCTGAATATGAAAAGTTACTTGTCAATCCAATTACATTTTCATCCTCAGATGTGGAAACAAATAGAATTGATATAGAAAATCATGGTTTTAAAACTGGTGATAAGGTATTTTACGATGGAGGAGCTACTGGATTATCCACAGGTGATTATTATGTTAACAAAGTCAGTGATAGATATTTCCAACTTGCAGAAACAAGAATAGATTTAAATGTTACTCCTGTTAAAATTGTTTCAATTACAGCAAATACTGGTGGTGCCAATCAGTCCATTTCTTTAATAAATCCAAGAATTGATGTTGTAAAAAATTCTAAGTTAACATTCGGTTTATCAACCACAACTTTAGCTGATTTTGATTTTAAAGTATTCTATGATAAAGAATTAGTAAATGAATATTTAAGTTCACAAGACTCTACAACATTTAATGTAATTGGAGTCGGAACGATTGGTATTGGTACAGATGATGTAGATCCAGTAGGTGCTCAACTCTCTATCCAATATTCGGAAAATACACCTGATAGATTATATTATGGTTTATCTAAAGGTGGATATATTAGCACATCTGATACTGATGTTCAAAATTATGCTGAGATAAGATTTGTTGATAGTGTATATAACGGTGAATATAAAATTTTTGATGTTGCAAATGAAACATTTAAAATATCACCTTTAGTTCCAGAACTTACAACATATTTGGATACTGATTGTGAGAAATTAGAATATACAACAAGATCAAACAATGTAGTTGGTGCAATTAAAGATTTTAAAATTATTTCACCTGGTTTCAATTACAAAAAACTTCCTAAGTTTAAATCAATCACTAGTGCAAATGGTAAGAATGCAAATATAGTTGCAGTATCAACATCCATAGGTAGAATTAACGATGTAAGAATTGTTGATATAGGATATGAATATTCATCAGATAAAACCTTAAGTCCAGAGGCATTTATATCACCAGTTGTAAATATTGATAATCTTGATGTCATTCAAAATGTTAATATTATAAATGGTGGTTCAAATTATATTAATGCTCCAAATCTAATTGTTTTTAATCCTGTTAGAAACATTGTAGTTGATAATTCATCATTACAACCCATTGCACCTAATCAAACAATATCCGATGTTAAAGTTATCGCACCTATAACTGGTTTAGACTCATTAAACCACCAAATTGTTGCTATTAATAACTCAAACGGAGTTGGTATTAATTCGATTGAAACTAGTTCATCTGGTGTTGTAACTTGTTTCTTAGAAACACCTATGAATGGATTTGTTGATCCACAACCATTTGCGAAAGGAGATGAAATATTTGTTGAAGGAATACAAAGAATTGGAGAAACAGGTGTTGGTGCAACTCAAGGGGGAATATCAACAAATACTACTGTGGGTGGTGATGGATTTAACTCAGAGAACTATAACTATAAATTCTTTGAAATTACAGATTATATTGCAGGAACACAAGCGATAGTTAAGTTTAGTTTGGCTGGATTAACAACTAATACAGGTATTGCAAAAACATTCCAATCAGGATATGCCTCTATAATCAATAAATCAAATTATCCAGTTATAGAACCCATTCAAACAAGAGGTGCGTTTGAATTAAATGAACAGTTATTAGTTAATTCTGTAAAAACAGATTTGACTGTAGTTGAGATAAGAGATGATTACATAAAAACTGATGGTAAATTTGATCTCAAACCAGGTGATAGAATTAAAGGAAGATCAAGTAATGTCTCTGCTGAAATAACAAGTCTAATTTCTAATAAAGCAAAATTTAAAACAGATTTTTCAAATAGACAAGAGTATGGATGGTTAGATGATATTGGTAAATTAAATGAAGATTTTCAGGTAATTCCAGATAATGATTACTATCAAAATTTATCATACACTGTAAAGAGCACGGTAGAATGGGATAAATTTGTAAATCCAGTAAATCGTCTAGTTCATCCAGCAGGATTAAAGAATTTTGCAGATACCTCAATTGAAAGCCAAGTTTCTGTTGGCATTGGAACAACTGCTATAACAAATGATTTAATAGTTCTTGATGTACTTAACATTTTAGGTTTAGACGAACAGCAGAGAGTTGATGCTATTAATAATTTTGATTTTGTTAGAGATTTTGATACAAGAGGAAACAGTTCTAAATTCATCGAATTGTCAAATAGGACTTTAACAGATTTTACAAGATGTAAATCAAACAGAGTTTTAGTTCACGATGATATAAGTGACAAGTTCTCAAGCACAGGTTTCCAAGAAAATAATACTGTAATAGAAGAACTAACAAAAGATTTTGGAAATTATTTGATACAAATTATTGATCCTGATACATCAGATATTCAATTTACAGAGATTATTACATTAACAACAACTGATAATGCATTTTTACTTGAAAAAACAACTGATTTTACTACTCTTGAGTTAGGTGAATTTTCAACAGAGATAACTTCAGATGGTGTAAAAAATCTAATATTTACACCAACAGAGAAATTTACAAAAGATCATAATATTAAAATTCTTAAAATAGATTTTAATTCTGATTTAACTGGTACTGGAACACAAGCAGTTGGTCAAGTAGACTTAGTTGGATCAAATGTAGGAGTGGGTAGCACCACAATTGGAGTAACTACAAGCACAATTGCACAATTTCCAAATACAGATTTCAACGGTCTTTACGCAAATGTTTTTGTACAAGATAGTATTACCAAGGAAATTAATTATAATGAAGTGATAGTAGATTTTGATGGAACAAAAACTACAACTTCACAAACATATGTTGACACTTCACTAGGTTTAAGTAATTCATCAGTAGGTGTTATAACTGCTAGATTTGAAAGTAATTTAATCAAATTACAATGTGAAAATGATAGAGTAAATCCACTTGAAGTAAGAGCAAACATTGTTGGATTAGGAACTACAACTACAGGAATAGGAACTCATAGATTTTTAACAATAGGTCAACCATCTGGCACAGAGAGAAGTGCAAGATTAGAGTCAAAATATGTTACTGGCACAGCAAGCACAATAACTTACAATACAATAAACAAAAATATTGATAGTTCAGTCAAATCTATTGTAAGAGTATCTTGTGGTGAAACATCAGCGATACATCAAATTATTTCACTTAGAGATGATGATGATATTTTAACAGTTCAATATCCATTTGTTTCTGCTGGTTCTACTTCTGGTATTGGTACTTTTGGTGGTGAAATATCTGGTAATAACATTAATTTAAGATTTTATCCAGATGCTGAGTTTGACTCATTAATTGAGGTTCAGTCTTTCAACCAAGTTTTTGCAGCAGATAATGATTTTTCAAACGTCCCTGAAGAGTTAACGCACGGTAGAGTAACTGAAAAATTATTCTTAACAACATATGATGGTTTGAGTGGACTAAGGGCAAATAAAACAGCGTTCGATTTAAAATTTCAAGGAGTGCCAATTTATATTAAAGAATTTAATCCAGCTGGAATAAATTCGATTACAGATGGTGTGGGATTAATTAAATCTACAGGTTTGTTTAATATACCAAATCACTTCTTTAATACAAATGAGCAACTAACATATACACCAGGATCAACATTTACTGGTATAGCAGCGACTGCAGTTTCCATAGGTCAGACAACTAATACAGCAGGTATTGTAACAACAATATTACCTAGCACTGTATTTGCAAAGGTTATTGATGAAAATAAATTTCAATTATACACACGTCCTGAATATGTCTCATCAGGTGCAGCAGTAACATTTACTGGTAGTGGTTCTGGTAATGTACACAAATTGTCAATGACTAAACAATTGACAAAAACAATTATTGGATTAGATGGGGTTGTTCAACAACCAGTAACATTTACGAAAATATCTCATACTTTAGGAATTTTTGATGGTTTCACATATAATAATAACATTGGAGTTGGTCTTACACAATTTATTTTAAGTGGTATTGGATCTATAACAACTTCTGATATTTTAAAAGTAAGTGATGAATTTATGATTGTGACTGAAGTTGGTTTTTCAAGCACTCCAACAGGCACAATTAACGATGCAACAGATGTTGCAGCAGGTATTGCAACATTACCATCAGTTAAAGTAAGAAGAGGTCAATTGGGTATTGCAGCGACGACACATACGGGTGGTGTGGAAGCTAGATTACACAGAGGATCAATTAATATTGTAGACAGCACCTTACACTTCACAGATCCTCCAAAAGGAAATACAAGATCAAGAAGGGATGATACAAACTTACCCTTTGTCAAAGCTGATTTTAGTGGAAGAACATTCTTAAGAAGTGATTATACTACTAATATGTTGTTTGATGATATCTCAGACGACTTCACAGGAATTGGAAAAACATACAGTCTTAAAGTTGGGGGAGCAAATACTTCATCAGGTATAGGAGTTGGTAATGGAGTTCTCTTTATAAATGGTATATTCCAAACACCAAAAACTTTAAACAATGCAGGTAATAATTATGAATTTATATCAGATACAACAGCAGGTATATCAACCGTTGAGTTTACTGGTATAACATCAACTAATGGTGATTTCATAGTTTCAGAGTCTGATATAAATCAAAACCAAGTTCCAAGAGGTGGAATTATAGTTTCTCTAGGATCAACTGCTGGTCTTGGATATGCACCATTACACGGGGCGAAAGTTAGGGCATTTAAAAATAATGCTGGTGGATTAACAAGTATTGTTGGTATCGGTACATCATCAGGATTTAATCTAGGTATTCAGACTGCTGCTTATGATAATGTCACAGGTATTATTACAGTAACCACTAACACTGTTCACGGTTTTGGACTTGAGAGACCTAATACTGTAAAATTAAAAAATCTAGAGTTTAGTTGTGTTGGTTACAGTGGCGTTACTACAACAATATTCCAAGATCATGAAAGACCATTATTCTTAGTTGGAATTGTATCTGATAGATCTTTCCAAGTTCAAGCAGGTCCTAGTACAATTGTTCACACTTACGTTGGTGGTGGTGAAGCTTATGAATTCTATAATGATCTCTCATTTGGATCTGGATATCGTGGTGGATCAGTTGCGATTGGTGTAACAGATCAAGCGTATGAGCATAGATTTGTTAGTTCTGGTATTGGATCAATTAAGAAAACAGCGTTCTCAGGAGCAGCAAGTCAAGGATTTACTGCAACCGACGCACAGTATATTTCACATAGTGGTAATTTGATACTTACCATACCTAATCATACGTTTACTACAAGTGATACAGTTGGTATTGACACTGGTGGATTAGTATTCAAATGTTCTAAAGATGATTTCTTCTCAAATCATCCTTATCCTCGTGAAGTATCTAAAACAAAAGGTATTGCATCTGATGGTGTAGGTGGTAAAGATCCATTTGCAGGAATACAGACTAGTGTAGATGCAACTACAACCAATACAATAACATTCTTTGTTGGTAAAGGTGGTGGAGGTGGAACAGGTGCA